TGCTAACAAGGTTCCACAAGCAGAAATGCCTGAAACTCTTGTTATCTTCTCTGACATGCAGTTCGACGGAGCTGTTGATGGCAAGGATGAATCAGCAATCAAGATGATGGCGCGCAAGTTTAGCGAAGCAGGTTACACTCTTCCTAAAGTTGTGTTCTGGAACTTGAATGCCGCTTACGGCAACACCCCTGTCAAGTTCGATAAGAGTGGTACCGCTCTTGTCTCTGGCTTCAGCCCTGCTGTAGCAACATCTGTACTGTCAGGTGACTTGGAAGACTTCACACCAGAAGCTATCATGTTGAAGACAGTCATGAAGGATCGTTACGATCTTTCTTAAGAAAACCCGGGTTACACTTCTACGTTAATGAAGTGCGTAATTGTAGTAACGATAACTACACGGTGCATTGGATATACCGCAAGGCTCTATTTAAGGGCGACTTGAGAAATCACAAAGGCGGGGACGCTATCCCGTCTAAATAGAAAAGAACGTGGACAGTGTAACAACTTAGACCGGGGCTCTTGTGGTGAGAGTGACCGGTCATTCCTATATCTGGACCAGAATACATAATAAATAACACATGAACATAGATTTAACAGCATTCTCGCATAGCCAAACAATGAGTAAGCTATGGCTGTGCGAAACATTAGAACCTTATATACCTAAGAACGCCAATGTTTTTATACTAGGTAGTTGGTACAACACACTAGGTTCAATGATGCTGATTCGCAATCGCCGATTGTATGATAACATACGTGGAATAGATATTGATAACAATGCTATTCAAACTGCGGATAAACTATGTGAAGCATGGATAATTGAGAGAAAATTATCTAATGCGGAGGGCGATGCATCTACTTATAATCTTGAAGGACCTAATGTTATAATTAATTGTAGCGTTGAACACATGAATACTAAAAAATGGTTCAACAACATTACTAAAGGTACATTGGTGTGTCTACAATCAAGTGATGTAACTGATCCAAATGATCCCTGGTTTATCAAACAACCCAGTCCTACAATGTCAGCCTTTTTGAGTGGATACCCTTTCTCAAAAATTCTATTTACGGGCACTAAAAAATTTGACTACTCAAGTATTACTTTTAATCGTTTCATGGTGATAGGCATCGCTTGACAATAAATCCAAAAAGTAATATAATACACTATTGGAGAATAAAAATGTGGATTGAAAATGTAGCGGCAGCAGATATACCTACTAGGTTCCATCATGAAGCCGGCGAGAATAGTATGCTGATTAGCATTGTTGACCCGGCAAGTTGGAGACCAACTCCTGCTCACAAGTTCAAAGAGATTCACAATTTTGAATTCTTGGATGTGGAAAAGAATGATATTGTTCTTGACGAGGCAATGCGTTGTAGCCAAGAACAAGCAAACGAATTGGTTAGACTACTGCAACATGCAAAGGATAACAGAATGAACGTGGTTGTTCATTGCTTTGCTGGTATATGTCGTAGTGGTGCAGTTTGTGAGGTAGGTGTCATGATGGGTTTTGATGACACTGGTAGATTTCGCAGTCCAAACTTATTGGTCAAGCATCGTATGATGAAGGCACTGGGTTGGACATATGATGAAGATGAAAAGCCGAACATTGATGATTGGCGAACTTTTAGGAATATTGATGTTTAAAGTAAAAGAATTAGAATTTGTAGACTTAGTTGAAGCCATGGCTCATGCTAAGTCATTAAATGAGTTTGTGACTATCAGTGGTCCAGACTTTGAAGTATGTGGCATATTCGGTGTTGATAGCGTAGTAGACGGCAAGTGTCCAGACGGAGTAAAGTACGACTGGGACAAGTCTGCACGTATCGGACGAATAAAGAAGGAACGAGTTTAATTGAAAGGAGCACGATATGTTGAAATTCTTTTGGCAAGAAGCTAAAGGTCTCAAAGCCGATGTTGAACGTCATCGTGCTAAAGAAGCTGAATTAGATGCCCGTATTGCGGAGTTGGAAGCACGACCAGAAGACCCTATGGCAGTTGCCGCACTGCGAGTCTACCGTAGATTCCGTGCCCAACTGCAACAAAGTAAGGCTGATGTTGTATCAAAGATTGGTAAAAAGAAATGAAAAAGTGGATTACAAGTGACCTGCATTTTGGTCACGCAAACATCATGAAGTTTTGTCCGGTAACACGGGCAGGCTTCATTGATGTGGCTCACATGCGTGAGCAAATGATTAGTGAATGGAACCGTGATGTTGCTCCAGAAGATGAAACATTCATTCTTGGTGACTTTGCATTCTTGCCAGCCAAAGATGCAGTAGCAATTTTGCGTAGATTGAACGGCACTAAGATTCTGATTGAGGGTAACCATGATCGGAAACTGTTGAACGACCCTAGCTTCCGTGCTGAGTTCAAAGAGGTTCATCAATATTTGCGCTACAATCATGATGGCACAACTGTGATTATGTTGCACTATCCTATTTTAGAATGGGACCAAATGCATCGTGGTAGTGTTCACTTCTATGGACACGTTCATGGTGCAAAGACTGGCATGGAAAAGTATCGTTGTCGTGATGTAGCGTTTGACGCTACTGGTCGAGTTGTTAGCAACTTGGACATGATGATTCAAGACGCATTGAAAGGTGAGATTAAGTCTCACCACTGAAATGATTTTATTAATCGCAATTTTAGTTTGTGTAATACAAACTAGCACAACTAACGATAATGATTATCGACAAGACTGGACGTTGTGTAAAGTTGCTTATTGTACAGGAGAAGAATAATGGCAAAGTGTTATCAACTGATCGGAGTGCCAGGCTCAGGCAAAAGTACTTGGATCAAGAATCAAGACTGGACCAAGGATTGTGTTGTTGTTTCTACGGATGAGTTCGTAGAAGACTATGCTAAAGAGTGTGGTACTACCTACAATCAAGTCTTTGATGACTACATGCCTACTGCTGTCATGTTGATGGCAGAAAAAGTTGTTCGTGCCCGTGAACAAGGTAAGGACATCATTTGGGATCAAACCAGTCTGACAGAGAAAAGCCGTATTCGTAAGTTCAATATGTTGCGAGACTATGAACACGTCGCGGTTGTATTCCCTACACCTGACAAGGATGAGTTGTCACGCCGACTAGCAAGTCGTCCTGGTAAGAACATTCCAGACGGGGTTATGAAAAGCATGATCCGTGGTTTTCAAATGCCAACCGAGGCTGAAGGGTTCACTGAAATTCGAGTAGTATAAAGTACTACTTTTCAAAGGTTGACTTTAATTCAATTTGGGCATATAATAGATACTTAGATTGATTAACGGAGTGAGCAATGGAAGATTTTACAATGGATCAAAGTGGTATGGATGTAGTGCGTAAGGCACAAGTCTATGCTATGGCTGCTCACGCCGCAGTTGGACAGAAGCGCAAGTACACCGGTGAGCCCTACATCGTTCACCCTGCAGAGGTTGCCAAGATCGTAGCTGGCGTTCCCGGTAGTACTCCTGACATGGTTGCTGCCGCTTGGTTGCACGATGTTGTGGAAGACACTGGTTGTACTTTTACTGATATCCACATGGCATTTGGCATCGACATTGCTACTCTTGTTGGCTGGTTAACTGACGTTTCAAAGCCCGAAGATGGCAATCGTGCAGTTCGCAAGGCAATGGATCGTGCTCACACTGCCGAAGCGCCCGCAGAAGCACAGACCATCAAGTTGGCAGATTTGATCTCCAACAGCAAGAGCATCATGGAACATGACCCTGCTTTCGCCAAGACTTACTTGGAAGAAAAGCGTATGATGTTGGCTGTGATGACTAAGGGTGACCGTGGTCTTCACGCTCAGGCAAGTAAGTACGTAGGAGTTTGATATGAGTGAACGAATCAAAGAAATGTGGGAAGAAGCCACCGTATCAATGTGGCCTCGTCCCGGCAAATTCACTGCTGGTGAATACGACTATCATCTGGAAAAGTTCGCCGAGTTGATTGTAAAACAAACAATGCAAGTTGTTGCTAACCAATTGCCTAGCAATCAGTATCTGGATGTAGCCAATGCAGTAATTGAACATTACAAGGACCATTGATGCTACTAGAAATTCTAGGATTTGTTATCGGTGTGATTGGTTTAATTTTGCTTTTCCGTTGGGTAGACAAAGTTAGAACCGATCCACTAGATTACCCTCAAGATTACATGGGATGAATATGTTTAAAGAAGAATTGAAAAAGTATGTAGAGACTTCGGGCCTAGTGAATATGAAAGAGGCCGGCCCGGGTATCTATGTGCTCAAGTACAAGAAGAAGGTGTTTTACGACAACCTGTGGAACGAGTACATTGCTGAGTGTCGTGGATCTATTGTGGACAAGGATTTCAACCTAGTGTCGTATCCTTTCACAAAAATCTACAACTATGGCATCGAGAAAGAAGCACCTGTGTTTTCTGAGATTGATACTATCGTAACTGCTTTCCGTAAGGTTAATGGTTTCATGGTGTCGTTGACTTGGCATAACGGCGATGTGTTAGTGTCCACTACTGGTTCTACATCAGGTGACTTTGTTGCTATGGCAAAAGAAATGATGCTAAAGCATATGTGTTGGGCTGACTGGCAAATGGCACTAATGGCTGATGACTGCCGCGACATGACCTTCATGTTTGAGTGCGTACATCCTAACGACCCTCATATCGTGGTAGAAAAGCCTGGTATGTATATCTTGGGTTATCGTGAAAAGACTTGGAAGAGTGAAGTGGGTCATCACCCTGCTGTACTAGAACAATTATCTGAAATGTTTCATTGTTTTGTCCCTGAATGTTTCCACGTAACAGTGGCAGCATTGAAGAACTTGGTTAAGACAGTAAAGCACGAAGGCTTTGTGTTCTATGACGAAAACGGTGTAGGCGCAAAGATCAAGAGCCCTTACTACTTGACTTCAAAGTGGGTAGCACGTAACCCTCGTACAGACAAACTAGTTGACCTGAACAAGGACATCAAGCAAAACTTGGATGAAGAGTACTATCCACTAGTGGATGCTATTCGTGCTAACATTGTTGAATACACTGCAATGGACGAGCAAGCTCGCCTAGCTTGGGTACGAAACTTTGTGAGTGCGTAATGTATATTACAAACCGTTATGATTCAATCAGACTGCCCTATAGTGAAGAACTGTTAGAGTGGCTGGTTGAAACGTATCCTTTTTCACAATATAA